ATGGAAATAATCGCAATAGTTAATCAAAAAGGCGGGGCCGGCAAAACGACTGAAACTTCGATTTTTGCAAAAAGTCTAGCCAACTTAGGTAAAAGGGTACTCATAATTGATTCTGATCCTCAAGGTGGAATATCTTCTCTCCACCTACATAGGTCCGAAGAGACGGAAACGAGAAAGGGACTCTTTGATATTCTGATGGGCGATACCCCCAAATTGAATGAAAACATCCATCCCTCACATCACTCCAAACACAATGGGATTCTTCACATTATTCCAGCGAATCACAAATTAGATAAAATTTTTGCTTCGATTGAGCCGTTTGCACTTCGAGACACTTTCAAAAACTCAATTCTGGATTCGTACGATTATATTTTAATTGATACGCCGCCAACTGTCCAAGGGATAACACGCTCAGCGATACTTTTCGCGAATAGAATTATTGTCCCTTGCGAAACAACACCTCCCTCTTTTGATCCAACTCTTTATACGGTAGAATCAATTTTAAACCTAGAAAAAACTCCGGAAATCATCTACATCGGCTGGAAAGAGCCGGAAGGGGATGGATTTCAAGCCAGATACGCGAGATTATTCAGAATCCATTTTGATAAATATCAGATTGGATTTCTCCCAAAAAACATAACCTCTAGCTCATTAGCTTCGGAGGACAGGAAAATAACATCTTCATTAAATGACGGATTGGTATCAGTCGTACTTTCTATTTTGGAGAAAAAGAAATGAGTGAAAATGGACTGAGAAAAGTCGGATCGCGTCCATATAAAATTTCTCAAATGGAGCTTGCGCCCGAACTTTTAGAAGTACAATGGATGATGCCAATTTCCGATGAGGATTACGCAAAGCTATATACTTCTATTTCTAAGATTGGAGTAAAAGACCCATTGCGTGGATACTTCGGAGAAAACCGCAAATTCTTAGTATTATCTGGTGCAAACCGCCTAGAAATTTCTACAAAATTAAATTTCGAAACGCTTGATATTGAAGTTTACGAAGGCGGCTCCAGACAAGAGAAAATCGACTTTGCCTTGGGGGAAAACTTAGAGCGCCGCCATCTCACAAATAACCAAAAGAGGAAAATTGCTGAGTGGAAACTTCGTAATTCTCCAGAGGAATCGGATCGAGTAATAGCAAAAAAAGCTGGCGTGGATCACAAAACAGTTAGCACTATTCGAAAGCGGCTGGAATCAGGTGGGGAAATTCCCCACCTGGAAAAACGCAAAGGTAGGGATGGCAAAACTCAGTCTTCCAAAAAAAAACAAACCGAACATCAGGAGTTTCCGCTCACTACTAAGCAAAAACAAGCTCTAATTAGGGCGCTTAAAAATGAAATAATATCCCTTCAAACGCAAATCAAAAGCAAACAAAAGGAAATTGACAAACTTCAAAAACCCTAACCCTTAAATAAAGAATTACGAACTATTCAATTTTTTTTAATTTATTTCAAAAAAACAGTACCCAAATCAGTACACCAGATTTAATGTACCGAGAGAATCATTCCGAGATTCTTTGCAGACAGCCTGTGTGGAGGTGAGATGCCCGCAGGCTCGTCCGATTCCTCCAAAATAATAAAATTATGTCTCTTTTTCTGCTTGACGGCTTTTAACCAGTTTATCTAGATTTGTACCCGTCTAAGGAGACATAACTTAGACACGGCCCATCTCACAATACGGCCGAATTGCAAAGAATCGAGGACCATCCGAACAGGCTCCAAGCTATTCCTATGAGTTCCCCGAATTGAAGTAGGGCAAATCAATCTGCCGTGCGTAACCCGTTATATGTCCGCACCTCAGAAAAGGAAAAAATCGTGGAAGGCATTCATCTACGAGTACCCGGAGCATTTCTTCGGGACAAACGAATAAAACCAAAAGAGAAGGCGCAGTTGATAATCGTCTTCGGTGCCATGTGGTCGTTTAGCGGTCGGGGCAATCTCTGCTATGCCTCAATAGGAAAAGGTCCGGATGACGAAGAGAATCCAAAGATCAAAAGAGCCACTCTTTGTTCGCGATCTGCGCTAACTAAAAATACTGTAATAAAATACAAAAAGCGTCTCAAAGAACTGGGTTGGATTTCTCCGAAACGAGAGGGTAGGGGAGATAATGACACTATTACGTTGTTTGAGATAGCTCAATTAAACACGGATATACAGAATCCCAAAAAAGACGATTCTGATGAAAAAAATATCCCTATCGTGGTCTTCCAGAATACCAATCCTAATGAGTGCGCTTCCAGTGGCGTACACCAAGAGGGTGGGCTGGTTGTACAAGACTTTAGTACAGAGAATATATTAAGTACTGCAACGAGCAAGGTTGTAACATCTGAAATAAAATCGAAAGACTCGAAATTGACCGCTCAAGCCTTAGAAGAAAAATTTGGAAAGTCAGTATTCGCAAAATCTCTGGCTATTGCTACAACGAGAGGGATGCAGTCGAACCTTCGGTATGTTTTAGGAATTTGTAAAAATCTTCAAAATGAAAGTGAACTTCATGAAAATAGTAAAAAAGGCTCTTCTTGGGAAGATTTTATTAACTGGTCGAAAGAGCGCTTAACCAAGTCGAGTATCGAAATTCTCGAGAAAATTCAAGTGGAAGAACGTTCTGGATCTCTTTTGATTAAAAATGCAATACCTGAATCTTTAAGAATGATCGTTTTTAAGTATTTCACGGAAGAGATAATAGAAAAGATCGCAATCTTTTTTCAAGAACCGGGTTCAAATCAAAAACAGGAAGCGGCATAGGTCGAACATCTTTCAAACCGTATTTGAGAGTAAAATCAAAAGGAAATAAAATGGATATGAAACTGCCATTTCGGCCTAAGAATAGATAATTTAATAATTGATATACCGATTCTAAGAAAACGATATTTCTGCAAGTTATAGTACGGACTTTCTTTTAATTGCGAATCGTTTGACTGTCCTACTGTCTGTTGAGAAGCGTTCTGGTATGAGCAAGAAAGTAATGTTATCCAGTGCGGAAAGCAAATTACGAACGGAATTAAAGACATTGATTGTCGAATTCGCTGAAAACTTTGTAAAAGGTGAAGATCCGATTAAATCTGTAGATGATACCGTAGAGAAGGTTATTCAATTTTTTCAAGATAAAGATCAAGGAAGTCATGCAAAATTTTTAACTTCTTTGGGGGCAAATCATCGGGAATCTTTGCGAGCCGATCGGCCAGCTTCTGGGTTTTAAGTTTTTTTAAAAATTTCATTTCCTCTCCAAGCTCTCGTAAAATATCATTTGAGCTTTTCTTTTCCCTATCTCCCCTACCTGTTTGCATCCATTCACGTCTTATTTGGTATTTCGCCTCAAAATAATCCCAGCGATATTCGGGGATTATCTGTTTTCCAGCTTTGTAAAGCTCAAAAGTAGGAACTGAGCACCGAAAGACCTCTGCCATTTGCTCGTTAGACTGATTCAGCTCTTTTTGGATTTTTTTGAAATTAGAATTTAATGTGTTCTTTGTGGGCATAATATTTATGGATTATATGTCTTTACAAACCATAATTATTATGGTTTTTGGCAAAAAAGGCCTTTTCCTGTCCTACCCATTGGAAGGTGAGTAAAACTAAGAAAAATTGGTGAAGATAGGTGGTCGCAAGAACGGATCTTGTTTCGAGAAGGTAGCAAAAGGGACTCATAACGCATTCTGGTTTGCTAATATCGTTCAAGAAAGAAAATAAATATGTTTTCATTTGGTTAAATCGGTGCCGAAATGCTGGAGATATATTTTGCAAATCAGTCTTTTTGGCAAGGCTTTATTGAAAGGAACATTCTAAAAATTGAAAATTGATGAAGTTAAACTTAGTAGATCGAAATTTAGCGATCATTAGGCGAAATAAAAAATTCGAAAATAGAATATTTAAAGTTAGGATAAACAGTTGGATACTAGAACAAATACTAAGGGCAAAAGCTCTGGAAAGAAAATCAGCAATAACGGAAAAATTTTGAACGTAATTTCTCTGAGTCGATGGCGGGAAAGGGAGAATCGGATTTACCTATTCAGGCAATATTCAATAGAAAATACAGAATGCTTTGACTCGAAATTGAAAAAAGGCCATAGCCTATTTCAAGGTGGAAAGCTCGTGAATCTTACAAATGAATTTTACGATTCAGATTCATTTTTAGGAGAAATTGCATGAGAAAATCGCGATTGGCATTTTACGAATTTTATACTGAAAAAGCGAAGGATATGTTTGGCGAAGCAAAGGGGTCCTTTCTCTTTGATTCGAGATTGAGTAAAATTGAAGTCGGGATACTAAGTTTGGCTCTTCTAATGAAATCCAAAAAAGAGATCAAAATTCAGGACGTTTCTGATCGAACGTTGGATTCTCCTGCATTTGTATTTCGATATATTCAAAGGCTTCAAAGATTCGGATACGTAGAAATAAATCGGTCATTTGAGATCTGTCAGGAACAAATTAGAATCGTTTGTTCATTTTACTCAGTAGACATCGACAGTGATCTTGCAGTCGCGTAGATTTAAAATCAAATATCCCGTGATTGCTTATTGCACGTCGGTTATCATAAACATAGAAATTAAAAAATAGAATGTGGTCTTTTCGGAAAGTAGAAACAAAATACTAAACCATAAAGGTAAGAACTAAATGAGAATTTCAAAATTTAATATTAAGGAAGCCCCTGCGCAACTGGAAAAGACTCTCAAACCCCTTAACGACTCCGATACTTTCTTTTTTCGTGAAGAAGATGGAGAGATTTTGTATATGGATCGCCGGGATGCTATAAAGTTTTTGGAAGCAAAAAGAAAATCGAAGAATCATACTTTCAATGACGCGGCGTAAAATGAGAATCGAATATCACATATATAAGCATATTGATCCAACCCCAAATACACAGAGGGTTTGGGGAGCCATAGGCCAAGAGTTTTCCGGTCCAAATTCAGAACAAACTGCGATTGTTGAGGCAGAAAGGTTACAGCAGTCGGCACCGCCTGGAGTGAGCTATTCCGTGCAACGTTATGAATATTCTGAATGTCGTAAAAATCGACCTAAGAAAGAGACCATTTGGCGAAGCGGTTTGTCAACGGCGGCTTGAGTTTGGAAGAAGAAAAAAAATTGGACAGTCCTTAACTTTTTTCTTAATCGATAAATTCTTGAATGGACTCTTTTTCAATATGTGTGCGATCACGAAGGCGTGAAAGAAAAAAGTCTCATAATGAACCCCAAAAAAGACGTTGCTTTAATATGGAAAGACCTGCCGATCCAACAGGGCGACGCAAATCTTCGTAAAGAAGTGTTAAAGAAATTGATTCTACAATTCGTTCAAGAGTTGTATTTCGGTAAGAGAGAATACGAAGAATTGATAGAGGAACAGATTTTGAAAATTGAGAGTCTGTTTTTTCAAGCAAGCGATTAGAACGATCAAATTCTATTGTTTGCTTTTAAAATGTTTAACTAGACTTCGAATCATTTCCTGATCTGATTCAGACAAAAGAATAATATCTTCAATTAAGGAAGAAAGTCCTTTTGTTTGATTTATTTTCCGAATGAATTCAGTTGTTTTTTTTAGAATTGCTATTTCGGATTTTTGGCTCTCGGGTAATTCAAATATTTGTCCTTTGCCGTTCAAAAGCCATTCGTGAGAAATTTTATGAACTGCTTCGATAGCTAATGCGTCGGTCAGCGTAATCTTAAGTTTCCCACCTATATTCCTACTTATCGTTTGTTGAGAAGAGCCAATGGTATCCGCAAATTCCGTTTGGTTGAGTCCGAGTAATGTGAGGGCTTCTGCAAGCCTCTCGCCCGGTGTTGAATCGATCGCCTTCATAATTCTTTTCCTACTTGACTTAAATCCTATACGTGTAATATGTAAAAATAATATTCCAAAAGAATATATGGAGATACTCTTTAGAGCTTCGGTATGATGCAAGCAGTAAAAAGATGTGAATGGGTATATTCCCCTTCGGATTTAATTCGATCCATAGATTTCATTTGGGATATAGATTTGTTGAAACTGAAAAGAAAAAAGCCCGGCGGCAACCGAGCTTTTTTTGGGATCATGGTAAACTAAGTAAACCTAGTTCAAGTGAATGCCTCTGTTTCAAAAAGTCAATCAAATTTTGATAATGGAGCAATTTCGATGAATTTGAATTCAAGAATGGGAAGAATAGCGATCGAAGTTAAGATTGCGTTTGAAGCGTTTCGAATAACGAACGGATACGAACCAAACGAACGCGAGAAAATTGGAATTCTGCACGAACGAGGATTTATAAATCCAATTCGTATAGTTCAGAACTGGGATAGATTGGATAGAAAGTTAAAATCGTTAGCCGATGAAATCCGAAAAAGGGAGTGCGTATGACGACTACCCTACAGAAGGAGATTTCGCAAGAATCACAACTAACAAAATCAAAACCGTTCGAATTTACTACCGAACAAATTGAGCTTTTAAAAAGAACCGTCGCAAAAGGGGCCAGTGATGATGAATTGAGTCTCTTTCTGATTCAATGCAAACGAACAGGTCTTGACCCTTTCCTGCGACAAATCTATGCAATCAAGCGTTGGGATTCTAAAGAGAAAACACACGTGATGCAAGTTCAAACGTCGATTGATGGCTTTCGTCTTATCGCGCATCGAACTGAAAAATATGCCGGACAACTTGGTCCTTGGTGGTGCGGACCGGACGGGATTTGGGTAGACGTTTGGTTGAAAAAAGAGCCACCCGTTGCGGCTAAGATTGGAATCTTACGAAAAGATTTCGTTGAACCGCTCTATGCAGTCGCCAGATACGAGGCTTATGTTCAAAAAAATTCAGACGGCAAGCCAAATGCAATGTGGGACAAAATGTCCGACAACCAACTTGCAAAGTGCGCTGAATCTCTGGGACTTAGAAAAGCATTTCCGAACGAAACATCCGGCCTCTATACTTTCGAAGAACTTCCGGTTGTGGAAATTCAAATACCGGAAACTCAATCAAAAAGCGAAAAAGATATTACTCCTCCTTCTGCGAAAACAAATCAGGAAAAAACTTCCGCAGAAAAATACCGAAGTCTTATGAACTTAATCCAAAAGGTTCAAAGAGCGAGTAACCTTACCGACGAGCAAAAGAAAAATGAACTTCTGAGAATACTGAAAAGCTGGGAAAAAATTAAAGACACCTTTTCGGAATCCCAAGTTTATTTTTTCAACGACGGTAAAAACGAGCTTCTTAACGTTCTTGGAGAATATGGCTGGATCGAGGATCCAAACATTCCCGAGCAGGAAGAAACTGGATCGGACAAAACAATTTCAGAGAATTCGATTCGAGTCGAAGATTCCATAAAGAATACTCCGTCCTCGAAGCAGGAACCGGAACTTGTCGGGCTCAAGGAGGGAAAACGCTAATGTATCCTTCCATAAAAAGATCCAATAAACTGAGAAAAAAACTCGACCTATACGGAATCGAACACTTGTCCGCTTCCGCTTTGAACGAATATATCACGGACCCCGCTAAATGGGTTCTCAAATATATTCTAAAACATAAAGGGGACGGTCCTTCACTTTGGCGCGGTCGTGCGATTGAGAACGCAATGAAAAATTGCGTTCTTTCGAATATGGCCGGTTCCGAATACGATGTCGATTCCGCATTGGAAACAGGACTTCGAGTTTTTGAAGAATCTGAAAAAGATTTTCTAATTCAAAGGGGAGGGGAGATTCGCGATCTTTACTCCGAAAAACGAGACAAGGAATTTTCCTATATAGAGCCGTCGATTCGAGCTGGCTTTTCCTATTTCAAGGAAATTCCCTCCGCAGTTTTTCAGAAGAAATTTGAATTTGATCTTGGAATCGAAATTCCGGCAATCGGGTATCTCGATTTTTTAACTCCCGAAAAAATCATCGAACTGAAAACAGCAAAGAGTTTTCCAAGTGAGCTTAAAGATTCAGTAAGAAGACAAGTAGCCTTACAGTGTAAGGCGCTTTCGCTACCTGCCGAGATTATCTATCTCGGTAAACCTACGAAAAACAAATCACACGAAGGGTTTAGGAAATTTGAAATCCCGGCTTCCGATATTGAATCTTTAGTAGATGATTATCGCATGGCCGCGAGGGCAATTCGAAGACTCCTTATGAATACGGATTCGAAAGAGGAAATCATAGAATTTGTTTTTCCGAATTACGACAATTTTCTTTGGGACGAGGAAGAAATCGAAATCGCAAAACAGCACTGGAGGTTTGCGGCATGAGAGTATTCCGAAATATGAAAGAAAGAATCAAGACATTCGTTAGAAAAAGAAGGGAGCGAAAAGCCCTCAATTTTGCTAACCAAGTTTCCAAACGTGCAAACAAACGAAGAGCTGAAACTTATTTTGTTCAGACTCGGTTTGAGAACAGGTAGCAATGGAAATGAAAAACGAGACTATTTTGAACCTCTTGGATCACTACGAATTTCGAGAGGAGGGCAATTCGCAATTTAAAGGTCCGCTCGGATTCCAAATATTTCTAAGCGAAACTGTTGTTGTCCGGCGACTCGGAAAAATCGAACTTGTGACCGACAACTTAGAGATTTTAGACAGCTTCCTTCATGGTTTAACCTGTTTTTATCTCAGGACCGGCGATACAGAAAAGTTTTTTATCTCGATAAAAGAAGAATCGGATTTTCAGGAACTCCATGAAGATTTTTGGGATTGCGAATGCGAGGAAGACTTTATTCATTCCAAGCATTTTCAAAATTACTGCTCGAAGTGCGGAGCTATAGAAGAAGAGCAACCCGACAGTCTTGTGTCGGAAGTCATGGCATCGCGATGAAAGTGAAAACAAAAAAAGAGCGCCCGTCCGGAATGGACGGGACTTGGATCGATTTCACGATCGTAAACGGTTTGAATCTTACCGATCAGGAAAAAATTCTATTCTCCATGATTTTCCACCTTTCCAAACGAAAGGAAGGATGTACCTCGGGGAACGCTTACTTTGCGGCCATCATGGAGAAATCGGAAAAAGCTATTTCCGAAGCGATTTCTAGAATGGCTCGCAAAGGCGTCATCCGCGTTCGTCTTACAAAAACAAAGGTCGGAACTTTGCGGGTTATGTTTGCTAACGTTAAGGTTCAAAAACCCACTCCACAAAAAATCGATTTAGCCACCCCACAGGAAGAGGAACCCACTCCATACGGTGTGGATAGGATTCCACAAAATGTGGATGCCACTCCCCAGGATAAGGAGTGTATACACCCCTCAAATTGTGGATCAGATATTAAAGGAATAAAAGAAGAACATAAAAAAGAGATAGAAAAGGAAGCTCTCTCGCTTTCAGCCGAGACCACTTGGTTGAATGTTTCTGAAAAAGCAAAAGACCTAATCCTTCGTGAATGGAAAGAATACGATCACTATCCAAAGACGGAAAAAAGTAAGCTCGAAGAATGGGAAGCCTTTCAAGAAGGATCCAGACCGGAAATAGTTTTGGAAACCATTTCGAAACTAATCGTAATTCGAAATTCTGAAAATTTCAAATCCGATACTTTTTGGCAATCGAGGCCGGTAAATATCTCTTCCGCGTTTTCTTATAAAGACCATATCAAAAATGCTTACAACGCACTCTGCTTATTGTCTGAAACGAAATCGAAAAAATCAGTCGAGAATCGATCGGCGCAGGCTCCGAAAAAAGTAGAATTTATTCAGAAGCCAGTATTGTCAGAGCGATTCGCGTCATTTGAAGATTGGGCCTCGGAAAAATTGACCAGCAGTTCAATGAAACTAATCCGTCAAGCGAAGAGTCCGGATGAACTTACCGGATCAATTCGTATGATTTATGACAAGTATGTGAACGAAGAGGGAGGCTCTCCGATTCTTCATTCTTTGGAACGTAAGGAAGCTGTGTGAAATATTTTAGAATCAAAAATCAAATCCAAAAGGAGAACAAAAACATGGATAAAAATTTAAGAGATTCAATCGTCTGGCATTTCCGAGAAGGTTATGCAGTAATGAAAACTTGGGAGATCCTGGAATGGTCTTATCCAAAGTTAAAGTTTAAAGAAGTGAAATACGTTTTTGACGAACTGGAAAGCCAGATCCCGAAAGCAGGAATTAAAAAGGAAACGCTCGCGGCCTAACACAGAAGAAATTGAAGGAAAGGACGGATCAAGAATTAAAAGCCGACTTTCTCGAAGCCTTGGAGGAAGGGTATCGGAAAGAAGCGCAAAGAAAAATTCTCGAAGGTGGAAGGTTTTTTACAGTGAGGTCAAAAAAATCCAAACTACTTTGTTTTGCTTCTCTCATTTTAGAAGAAGGGGAAGTTCGAAACTACCAGGTCGTTCGTTACAAAGACAAAAGGACCAAGTGGCTTTCCTATCAAGAACTACTCGAAGACTTTGAGCTTATTGACGCCGATCCGAAACCTTGCTCGATAGATTGGATTTCTCCAAATTACAAAGAGAAAGCAAAGAGTGACGAATTCCTTCGAGACGAACATAGGATAAAAATGAGTGAAATAGAGACCGTAAAATCAAACGCGCAAAGTAAAACTGCATGAAAGAAAGACAAATGTATATTCACACAACTCCCAGAGGTTATCAAAAGGCGAAGTTTCTGGATGCACTTGGAAGAAGTTCGAGCATCGAAGAAACGAACGAACTCGGAGAAAAATCGACTATCTGGTTTGGTCTTGATAATGGGGACCGAATCCGGTTCGATCAAGAGACCGCGAAACTTGCGGCCACTATTCTAACGCAATTCGCTGAAACCGGTAAAATTGCGGCTTAAAACTCAAATTACAAACGTGAACCCTGCGGTTTTTTAAATCGCAGGTGGAGGCAATCAATCGAATAGGATGTTCGGAATTTTTGTAATCTTTCTTTTCTGGCTAACGGCAGGTTATTTCGTATTTGGAATCACCGCTCTTTTAATTTATTACTTCATAGGAAACTTTCCATTAAATAAACCTCGATCAATCGATCGAATCCAAACGAATCAATCGAATTCAGAATGACGTTTCGAGAGGCCGCACTCTATATGCGGATTTCCCAGAACACACTTCAAAAGCTCGTTCATAATTTTAAGTTTATACGCTACGTCGAGAAATACAATTCCAAGAATCAAAGGATCTTTGACCTCTCGGTAGAAGATATTCGTCGGCTTATAATGATGAAAGAAGCATCCGGAGAAGAAAAGTGGAAAGATTTCCTTTCGATTTACACCTATATAGATCATTCTCCTGTTCATACGATTCAGTTCGTAAAGGAAGTCGATGAGGAATTTGTAAGGTCGAAAATTGATAAGTGGGCTTTAGAATAAATAATATATTATTAAAGCATAATATTAAAATAAAAGTTTACTTAGTAGATTCGTTTTCTAGTGGTTTAAATCACAAAATTAGTAAAAAGGATACTAACGTATGAAAACGATTCACGGGATCATAAGAAAACACGGTGGCAAGAGGGGCATAGAAGAAAGCAGTGTTCGAATAGAAAAGGAACAGGAGTCCGTTCTTGAAATCGAATCAATAGGAAAGGGACCGAGAGGTTATGATGCTATTCAGGTGACTCAACTCGTCTCAAGGGAGGGAGAATGGATAGCGAATCCTAAAATTCAATTTGAAATAATACTATTCGGAACTTGGAAAATGGACGGAGAGGAACTGAAATACGAAAAGCAAATTCTCTATTTTCCATATACATACATTCAAGAGCACATGCTGGAGAAGGACGAAGTGTTTGAAATGAATGAAGACGGTCAAATCAAACACACAAATCAAAAGAAACTCAATGCTTTGAAAGTCCTTAGCTATCTTTGGGATGGAATTTTCGAGGAACAAGGTTATTTGGAACTGTATCGTTCAAAAAATCAATCCGGAGAAAAGAAAGTATGAATACCATAATGCAAATCATCGAACAAAACGGCGGATTGAAAGAGTTAAAAAACAGAGCATTAAGAATCAAAAATGAAGGGTATATGGATCTCGTGATCGAATATATCGGAACCGGACCTCAAGGGAAGGACGCGGTTTCCGTTTCTCACAACTTTATCCAAAACGGAGATTTGATGCGAGATCCAGAAGTGTGTTTCGAATTTATCGAGGAATATGGACTCAAAAAAGAAAAAGGAATCAATAGGGTAGAGATAGTTCTAAAAATGGTTCCCTACCTCTTTGTGCAAGATGGTCATAGAGGACGATACGATGAAGTTTACCTCTTAAGAGAAGACGGTTCAATTCGAGCCGTTTCGTTTAAACTTCAAAAGAGCATTCAAGGTTTTTGCAACATTTGGAACAAAAACTTAAAAGAACAAGGTTTCCTTGATCCTAAAAAAACGGTAATTGAGGGAATCGAATGAACGCGGAAGAGTCCAGATACCAGATTCAAATCATTCGGTTACAACTCCTCAGTAAAGAAATCAGTTACGAGAAGGCGAGGGAATTAGCAACCCCTCACCTAAAGAACTTAAACGAGATCGGTCAGCGGATCGCGACGAAACACAGTCGTCGGCATTATCCACTTACCTTTACGGGAATGATGAGATGAAAATTTATACGAGTTACTTCGCAAATGTAAGAAAACTTCCTGAAAAAATAATCCCGATTTCGATCGCGAGATATGCCAAATACTGGAAAGGGTTAAACTACTTTCCGCTCGCGCCGGACGCTGAAACTTTAAAATTGCCTTTGAAGGAATATACGGAAAAGTTCCTTCACCAGCTATCTAAGTTAAATGTGCACAAAGTGATTTTTGATTTGGGTGTTATTTCCGAAGGAGAAGACATTGCGCTTCTTTGTTATGAAAAACCGGGTGATTTTTGTCACAGACGCCTTGTTGCAGATTGGATAAAGGAAAAGACCGGAATCGAAGTCGAAGAGTATAAAGCAGAAAGTAGAGAAGAAACGAACCAGCCGAACCTTCTTTAAATGGGTTTTATAGGCTCCGTCCCGCCAGAAGCCAGAGCGATCCTCGTAGATTTAATTTCGACGACTCCAAAGTCTCGAAAAATCTTCGTGGGTTGTTCTGGCAATTTCACGACAGACCGACTTTTATCCCGACTTGGATATAAAGTTTATTCAAACGATGTCTCCCTTTACTCTAAGCTCATTGCAGACATTATTCTAAATCAGGATACTCCCTTAAAATGCAATGACCCTACTTACTCATCCGTTTTTCAAAATTGGCCGAAAGATTCGAAATACAGAAAGCTCGTAGAGGTGATGTATGTTTTGAAAACTTCCAAATTCCGGCCTTGTAAGAATGACTTCCAAAAGGAAATGTGGGATTCTTATTTAGAAAAAGGGGACGATTTCTATGATCGAACCTTAAAAAAATTCGAATCGGGGGGAGTATTTGATTTTAAGATCGAATCCTTTTACTTCGGGGATTTTTTGAAACACGTTCAGGATTGCGACGGAGTAAGTTTACTTTTTGCACCTACCTATAAAGGCGGGTATGAGAAAATGTATAATACCGTGGAAGAAGTCTTTGAATACGAAAGGGCGACGTACAATCTTTTTGACAGTAAGAATGCGGGTAAAACGTATCTTTCCCTTTTGGAATCCGGAGAATCCGTTATTTACTCAGACGTTGATTTTCCGGAGCTCGCGGCCTTCAAAAAAGGGGTAGTGAGATATTCCAATAAAAGGGACGTTACGCTTTATACGAGTCTCGAAAGCCAGAAGACCTACTTTTTTACGCCAACACCCGGCAACGAGTCTACGACATTGAAGATCGTTCCAACCGATTTCCAATTCTCGGAAAATCCAAAGATCGAAATCGCGAAAGTGACTACGGATCTCATTTTCCATTACAAACATATCTTCATGTCTTCAAGAGTAAATTACTCCGACAAAGAAGATTTCGGAATCGCTTTCCAGGCAGACGGTCAAGTCTTCGGATTTGCCGGATTTAAGAAATTTATGAGTAGTATGAATCATGTTTTTGTTTCTTCTGATTTCGTAGTTAAATCCGGAGAGAAAAGACTCTCAAAACTTCTCATCATGCTCCTTCTTTCTAAAGAAGTAAAGGCACTCCTCACAAGACAGTATTTACACTCGTATAGAGGCGTGAAGACTTCCGTCTATACTCCACACCCCGTTTCCATGAAATACCGTGGAGTGTACGAACTGGCAGACCGTAAGAAAGGAAAACTCGTTTACCAGCAAGAATTCAAAAACGCGACCTTGAGTGAAATTTTTAAAGAATGGTTCCAAACAAAGAGGAAGTAAATCAGAAACTTTCAGAAATCAATTCCTATATCGCGCCTTACAAACTGGCATGGGTAGACCCGGTAAAGGACTGCGAACTATTAACGGTCAACGCCCGGTATATGACGCCGGACCAAATGAACCGCTTAGTCGAAAACGTAAAGAAAGACGGATTTCTTTCCCAACTTCCTTTCGGAGTAAAGATCGAAGAGAAATACAAAATCATTTCTGGAAATCATCGCGTTACTGCTTCTATAAAGGCGAAACTCGAAGCGATCTTAATCTTGTATATCGAGGACATCGATTCGGAAAGAGAGCTTGCGATTCAGCTTTCACATAATTCGATCGCCGGACAGGACGACTTAGGAATTCTCAAAAGTCTTTACCTCCAAATCAAAGAACTGGATTGGAAGGCTTACTCCGGAATTGACGAGCAGTCACTTCTCAACTATCAAATCCCCGATTTAGTTCCTATTTCCGAATCAGATATAAAGCTCAATGAGATACGGCTTTTTTACAGCGACCTGGATCTAAAACAAATCGACCAGACGTTAGAGCTTTTGGAAAAGAAGCTCGTCGATGAAAAGAGGGACCGCGTTGTTTTAGGAGACTTTGAAAGATTCGTAGAGGTGATGACCGAAGTTAAAAGACGCCTTAACGTAAAAAACCATTCAGTAGCATTTCTCAAGATGATTGAGATTTGCGAAGAATGGATAGAAACAAACGACAACGATTTATGTGCCTAAACAAAGTGGAAGACCTTCCAAGTTAAGCGAGAAGGTCAAAGAAAAGTTCTTCGCGGCCATTTCAAACGGCCATACTTACGAATCTTCCTGCGCTCTTGCCGGGATCTCGGAACGCGCTTTCTATCAATGGAAATCTAAGGGAACGGACCCCGGAGAAAAAAAGAATTCCGAATATGTGCAATTTGTGCAGGAACTTCAAGAAAAGGAAGCTCTCGCAAAGATAAAACTACTTAGCGACATCCAGAAATCCGATTCCTGGCAGGCTAAGGCTTGGATTTTGGAACGCCGGTGGCCGGATGAGTGGGGTAGAAAGGACAAGCTATCAGTTGAAAAAGAAGTTCAGCAAGTTGTCGTATATCTTCCCGATAACGGAAGAACTCCGATCGATGTAAACCCGAACGAAACTAATACCGAAGATTGACCGCTAAATCCCGGATCATTCAGCCTCAACCGGGACCGCAAGTGAGCTTTCTTTCTACTCCTGCTGATATTGCTTTCTTCGGAGGTGCCAAAGGGGGAGGAAAGAGTTACGCGATCACGATTGATCCTCTCCGTTACATCCATATCCCAAAATTCAACGCTGTCTTCTTTAGAAAAAATTCTACAGACCTTCGAAAACCCGGCGGTCTTTGGGACGAAGCAAATAACCTTTATCCATTCCTCGGAGGTGTTGCTCGCGAGTCACCGGCTCTTGAATACCGGATTCAGAAAGCGAGTATTCAATACCATCACCTCCAACTTGAGAAAACAAAATTCAGTTGGGAAGGTTCTCAAGTAGCTGGGTTTTACTTCGATGAGTGTAACCAGTTTAGTGAAGACACATTTTTCTTTATGGGTTCTCGAAATCGGTCTGGAAGCGGTGTTCTTCCTTACGTTCGGGCAACTTGTAACCCCGATCCTGATTCTTGGATTAGGAGATTTCTTGATTGGTGGATAGACCGTGAAACCGGATTTCCAATTCCTGAAAGAGATGGAAAGATTCGCTACTTTCTTCGGGTGAAGAACGAATTCTACTTTGCCAGTTCCAAAAAAGAACTCATTCACTCTTTTCCTGACTTTACAGAAGCAGACATTCGCTCTGTCACTTTCATTAAGTCTTCCGTATATGATAACAAGATCCTTTTAGAAAAAAATCCGGGGTATCTCGCTAATCTCAAGTCGATGGCCGACTATGAGCGGGAACGTTATCTCGAAGGAAACTGGAATGCTCGACCAGTCGCTGGAAAAGTATTCAATCGACACTGGTTCGGACACGCGCCTGATTTTCCAAATGATATACGGCTCTTTCGTTTCTGGGATTTGGCCGCGACTGTTAAGAAAACGGCTAAGGACGATCCAGACTTTACCGCGACAGCGATCGGAGGCATTAAAGACGGAATACTCTATCTGAAATTCGATCAGAACCGACTCGCATGGCATGACGTAAAGAAGTGGATCCAAAGAGAGTCGGAACTCGACAAGATTCAATATGCAAAATACGGAAAAGTAAAAGTCGGAGTCGAGAAAGAACCCGGTGCAACGGGGAAGGGGGCGGCTGAGGATATCATAACGTTACTCGCAGAGATCGGTGTCGAGTGTGCATCCTATCCCGCAAATGGAGACAAACTTTCTCGGGCGCTTCCTTGGGCCGGTCTTGCTGGAATCGGGAAGGTAGTAATCGTAAATAGTCCGAATACGAGTATAGAAGTAATTTTAAATACTCTCCATAACTTTGTCGGAGATGGAAAGGGACACGATGACATCGTAGACGCTGGTTCCGGTGTTTACTACATGGCGATTGAGAAAACATTCGTTGCATCCTTCGGACTCGCTTCTTAAACAAAAAATTCATGAAAGCACCTGACTGTTTTCCACCTGTGAAATACAGTAAAAATAGAGCCTTAGAAAAGTTTCATGTCCGAGACGATCGAATACGAAATCATTTTAAAAAGAAGACACCCGGATATTTCTTCCAAGTTGTCAGCTTGGGAATTGATCTTAGATTCCTTTCTTGGCGGCCTTTCTTACATAGACAAAAACCACCTCTTTCAATACTCGAAAGAAAATTCATTTTCATATGAGAACCGAAAGAAGAGATCAGTTTTTATAAACCACACTTCTCCGATCGTTGAAGCCCTTACCGGACTAATTTTCGATACGACTCCGACCAGAGATATTCCTGATTCTATAAAACCGTTCCTCGAAAACGTAAATCATCGTCAAAGTATAGATGAATTCATGCAAGAGGTAGCAACCAAATCGCTACTTTGCACCTGCGCGGTTCTTGTCGATTCGCCGGTCTTTGATCCTGAAACTGTAAAAACTCAAGCGGACGTTACTGAACAAGGATTAAGGCCGTATTGCGTTTTGTATGATATAGGCCAGATTAGAGACTTCTCAATCGATGAGAAAGGATATTTACTATGGGTTCTTCTTGATAACTCGTATTTAGAAGATGAAGATCCATTCCAAGAAAGAACTAAAATTGTCCAGTATCGTCTTTGGACAAAAGAATATTATCAAGACTTTACTCGAAATAAGGACGGAAAGATTTTAGCAAGTGAGCTGGTTCCGCATTCACTCGGCCGGGTTCCTTTAGTCTTCGTATCCTGGTCCGATAACGAATCAGGGCCGATCAATCAGACAATCTTTGAAGATATAGCGATTATCGATCGTAAAATTTATAACCTCTTGTCCGTTGAGGACGAAGTCATCTATTCCGGAGCTTTTAAGGTTTTCATCTATCCCGGAGTTCTCCCGGAAAAATTAGAAAAAGAAGGAATCGGTTCCCTTTCTTTTATCACTTACGACAAAGAATCAAGTTCCGCTCCTTCATTTATAGGACCCGGAATTGAGGATCTTACAGGTCTTGGAATCGTTGTTGAAAGACTTTGTAAAAAGATTCTTCAAAAAGTAGGTCTTGACAAAGACCAAGAAAAGACCGGCCCGCAATCAGGAATTGCAAAGTCTTTAGAATTTCGAGAGGCAAAAGCATTTTTACATTCAGGCGCAACCCGCCTTGAAAAGTGCGAAAAAGAAATCTTCGAACTCTTCGCTCTCTGGCAAAAAACCTCCGTCTCAAAAGATCAAATCAAGATTTCGTATCAAAAAAAATTCGAAACAATCGACATTGCAGAAACCGTAAAGACTCTACTTTCTATTTTCGAAAGCCTGAATTATTCGGCAGTTAAAAAGAAGATCGCAAAAGAAATCGTAAATAAAGTTTTCTCGGACCTTAGCGAAACAGAAAAGAGTAAACTCTATTCTGAAATCGATTCTACCAATGATGAACAACTTCCCGGTTTTATGGAGAAGTTTTTTAATCAAGAAAGTAATCATACGGCCTCTTCCTCCGACATGGAAGAAAAGAATCAAGAAACACAAAACTTACGGGGAGCGGCCCCGACACAAACGCAAACGCGAACGGCGAGTAGCCGAGATAAGGTAGCATAGATGAGGTTTTGGAACCAGTATTCCAGAGTTTTAAAACAAGCAGGAGAAGGAGACGGATCAGGAGGAGGTGAGACAGAAGAGAACGGGCAAAGTATCGAAGGAGGAAGTGATTCAGTAAGGAACAATGAGACTGAACTCGCAGAGTTCAAGTTCGGTGGAAATACATACAATATACCTCGGGAACTTGCTCAGGGGTTTGGAAAATTATCTGCCGAATATAGGACCGCATCGAGTAAGTTAAAGACTCTCGAAGAAGCGGCGAAGGATGAGAATCCAGCATTAAAAGAACTTCAAGAAAAACTGCAACAGCTCGAACTTGAAAAACTACCTGAGAAGGAAAGAGAAGCCGCAAGACTCGGAGTTGAAATAAAGAAGTTAAATGGAGCGATCGAATCTGAAAGAAAAAGCAAAGAACGTTACGAAATTCTTTTTCGTGAAAAGTCGATCAATACGGAACTTTACTCTGCTCTTTCAAAACACAATCTTTACGACCAAAACCAAGCTCTCCTTCTTTTGAAAGCGATCAGTCAACCGACTGTAGTTGAGAATAAGGAAGACGGAAGTTTTAAGGTTCTCTTAAAACTCGATGTTGGGGACGGCGCTGGGGTTCAAGAACTGGACCCGGAAGAGGCGGCCGCCAAGTGGCTTGCGCTACCTTCTAACGCAAACCTTCTCAAATCTAATTTAATTCCAGGTTCCGGGACTTCTGTGAAAGGAGGTCGCTTAACTACAACCGGACAGGTTGCCTATAAGCGTTCCGATTTAGCGAAACCGGAAGTAAGACAAGAACGGCTCGAAAAGATGAAAGCCGGAATCCAAACGATCATCGTTGATTAACGAGAAGGTTCAATGTCTAACACAGGACAAGACGTACTCTTTCCTGAATTCTGGTTTGATGGGTGGGACGCCCTTGATTCCGGAGTTCTCAATTTACAAAATCAAGTTTCTAGATCCATCGAACAAAAGCTCGCGGAAGTAGGGGACAAAGTTACGGTTCCGATAACCCCGGACTTCGGAGACGCAGACGACTACGATCCGAAAGAAGATCCGGACGCAACCGATGTTCATCAGGAAGCGAAGAAAGTAGAACTTACAGAATCCAAAAAGAAAACAATCATACTCACGTCCACAGAGCTTTCTCTTAGCCCGTACGACCTGATTGAGAAATACGCGCAACCGATGGCTCTTTCTCTTTATTCAACGGTAAACAAGTTTATCTATAACCTTGCATTGAAGACGAACAACATCGTTGATGCAAGGACTGGCTTGGATAAAGACAAGGTTGTCAAACTCAGAACGATGCTGTCGAATAACAAAGTCAGCGGAGAGAAACAACTCGTTTGTGCGCCGGATGATTACGGATCTCTTCTTTCTATCCCGGAATTTTTCAAAGCGAACGAATCCGGAGATACAAGCGCACTGAGAGACGGAAAAATCACCCGCGCCCTCGGATTCAACGTATCCGAAAACCACGCGATCGAATCCTATACACCGACCGATCTTGCAGGGGCAGTCAACCACTCCGGCGGATATGCGGCCGGTGATTCTGAAATGGTCGTTGATGCTTTTAACGATTCTTTAAAACCAATCCGGCCAGGAGACGTTTTCACGGTCGCCGGAGAAACAGGGTCTCCTCTTCATACGGTGATCCGAACCGAAAAAACGGCAAGCGTTACGACAAAGATTTACTTTGACGGACCTCTAAGAAGCGCTGTTCCGGATGACGCAGTAATCACGGTGATTCCTTCTCGCTCAATGGTAGCCTTTTCTCCTTCTGCGATTGCGTTCGGTGCAAGAGCTTACAAAGCAATGCCGGAAGGAACAGGGGTTAGATCCGTTGTTGCAATGTTGGCCGGTCTTCCCGTACGAGTTTCCGTATGGTCGGACGGTCTCCGTGTCAAAGTCCAAAATGACATTCTCTATGGTGGGGAAGTAATCAATCAGAAACGAATCGGAAGAGTTCTCGCGGCGGCTTAACCCACATGAAACAAAACCTAATCAAAGTGTATAAAAAACTCAAGGACGGTTCCGAAGTCGGGTTACTTGCCGACGAAAGCCAGTTAGATTCTCTTTTGGCTCACCCGGATTTTCGAATTCCGGAATCAAAGGAAGCTCAGAATCCCAAAAAGCAAATCGAAGAAAAAGAGGAGCAAAACTAAAAATGAAAGTCGGGCTTGTTACAATCAAAGAGTCCGATGATTTCTTACAGTATTTCTCTGGAGGAACACTCTGGAGGGATACTGAAAGAGTTGAGTATTTTCAAAAAGGAATAGTTACTGCCAAAGGAGAAATCCTTACCGGGGTTGGAACTGAGTTTTTAGGAACTCTTCCGTTACTTCCCGGCGAAACTTTGGATTTAGAATCCCAACTTGTAAAAGTGGAATCCGTTTTGGATGATTCAAACGCGGTCATTTCGCCGGTTGAATTTGAAATTGATCTTCCTATTCGGTTCCGGCGAATCCCTGAAAACAAGGTCGGACAACTCGCAAATCTCATTCAAAGAAAAAGAGAAGCGCTGAATACCGCTTACTTACGTCTTCAAAATTCCGAATCCTTTGATTACTCTAGAGTTAGCGAGGAAACTTTAAAAAAAGCTCAAATCGTTTTCGCTTTGGAGTTATTCAAATTTCCTACAAACAAACATGCAGAAAACAGAGCCAACGGCATTCAATCGTATTCGATTTCCGATCAGAGTTACACCTACAAAAACGGAAGCGTGAAAGACATCCCGGAATCGGTTTACGAATTTGTAAAAAAAGAAGGGAGTCGAACTACAGGTAAACTTTTCCGGACGGGTTCGGGAGTATCGGTTTACTAAATGCAAATTCACGATGATTTACTCCGCGAAATGAGCAGAAGGCAAGTGGAGACTTTGCTTGAAAATCTTTCTGATGCTATTCGCGAATTGGAATCTTCAATCGTAGAAATCACTTGGAAAACAAAGAATCATTTCTCTAAGGTGACACCCGATCAAAAAGAATACCTTAGTTTTTTAGAAAGAAGATATAAAAAGATTCTCACCCTCTATGATAACGTCTTAAACACTTTCTACGAATCGATCGGAAATACTCTTTCTCAAACATACCGATACGGAAGAAGTATTTCGGAAAGTTTGATTTTAGAATCGGGGATGAACATTGCCGGAACCCCGATCGATTCAAAAGCATTGCAGGTCTTAATCCGGGACGCGGCAAATGATTTTAGAGTAGCGATCAAACAATCCAAAATGATGTTTCAAACTTACTTTAAACTTTCGAAACAAGGCGCTCTAACGGAGTCCGACTTATCCAAAGCAGTAGCCAAAGGACTTTTGAAATCGGGAACTCCGACGGCTTCGAAGAAAAATGTAATCGAGCTTTTTTACAAATCAGATTTTTCGAAAAGTCAAAGTTCGCGAATTCTTTCTCCAAGAGACAAAGATTCAAGAGAATTCTTTATAGAAAAATTTGGTAAAAAGAAATTCGAGAAATTAGAACGCCTCAATTCCAAACTCTTAGAAAAGAAATACATTCAAATCCTGGATCGAAACGGAAACCCGATTCATTTCAAAATCGAGAGTTATGCGGAGCTCGTAACAAGATCAAGAATCACAGACAGCCAAGTTACGGCCTCGATTGAGGAAGGGACTCGGGCCGGAATCGTTTTATACACAGTTCCCGGACACAACACAACTGCAGAAGTTTGTAAACCTCACGAAGACGAGATATATACGACAGACCTGACCTTAGCAAAGGCAGGCGTTTTTAAACTTCTTACCGAAAAGGAAAAACCGGGGTATCATCCAAGATGTTCACACCGATTATTTCCTTTGATCCTTACCAACCGGAAACTTTTTGCTCTCATTGCTTCTCGATCGAACGAAAAATTCGCAAGATCCTGGTTTCAAAAACAAGGTAAGGCGATCCCCGAAAGGAGCGTGGCATAGTGGTTCCTTTCGAAATTCTAAGACCCGTTTACAACGTTGCAGATAGCTCACTCGATGAAGAAAGGTCCGAACACATTACAATCTTTGCCGAAAGTTGGAAGCCGAAGACGAGAATTAGAAATTCAGATAACGGAATCGCATATACGACCATTTATGCAGTTATTTTACCAAATGAGGACATTCGACCGACCGACTTAATTAAGTGGCCGCAAGGAATTTCAAAAGAAGACTTTGCAATTCGAGGTCGCTACCTTTCTATTCTCTACTTCTATCCAGCACCCGACGCCAATCAAAACGTTCATCATATCGAGATTGAGGGTTAGTGAGTCAGGGTTGGAAAGTAGACGACAAAGAATTCAAAGAAAGACTAGGGAAGATATTCCCGGAAAAGATAATTGAGATCGCAAAAAAAGCGTTCGAGATCGTATCCCTTGGAATTCCGGCCAAAGTTGCAAGTTCTCAAACAGGGATTCAACCTCAGAGACAAACTGGATACATGCAAGGCGCCTACTCGATCTATGTAGGTGACAAACTCGTTAAAGACGAAGAAGAAGTTACTTCTAAAAATAAATCACAGTTTAAACTACCCCCTGCTTTAGCAGACATCGCAGACTTAGAAGCAAGAACAATTTACGAAGCTCCCTACGCGGAAGTGCAACAGTCAGGAGAAAGTAAAGTAGCCGGAAATCCAATCACACTCAAAGGAAAACAGCCAGGAACTGGACCCGGTTGGATTGAGAAACTTCAAGAACCAGTTAACTCAAACGAAATTGTTGAAGAGGTGTCCGATCATTTTGGCGATCTCTTTGAAAAGACTTTCGGATGAGCGACGTAACGACTCACAGATATTTGATTGAATACTTAGTTGATTGGATGAAACTTGAGCCTTCATTTTCTTCCTATACAAACATTCTTCAGCCCTTCGTAGAGACCCCTAAAGAGGCCGTAGAGAAGATTTTAGTCATTCATAATATTACAACTAACCCCGATCCGTTTTCGAAGACGCAGATCGATTTTTTGTGCATAGCAAAGACTCTTCCAAGATCGAAAGACCTGGCATTTGATCTGTATGAAAAATTAAACGAAAGGTATAACGTAAGTTTACCGACTCCGCAAAATCTCCCGCAAGGAAAAACTCAAGTCGATCTTCCCCCGATCACCTTGAGAGTGATTCAAGGAAAAGAAATTCGACTCATCGGCCAAGTTCTGAATGGCGAGTATCGATACAACGCGAGCTTTTTTATTTCATAAAAGGAGGAAGAATGAATGAAGAACAGGTAACACTTCTTAGATCGACCAGGAACGGAGATGTAACTGTCCGCGTCCCAAAATCTCAAGTGGAGGAGTTTCTAAAAGATCCGCTCTTTAAGCTCTACGAACCAAAAAACAATACTCTGGAAAAACCAAAACAAAACGTGAAACAAAGCTCTCCTGAGTGAGCTAACAAATGGCACTTGAAGATTTAATAACGCCGGAAGGATCGGCGGTAATAGGTCGTCCTACCGGGTCAATCAGTCCAATCTCGACAGACTTTGGAAGACCTCTTTCTAAAACTCCAATTCAACCGGGAACCATATCCATATCGGCTAACGACGCTTTAGTTACCGGAACCGGAACGGATTTCACAAGACTTTCAGTTGGTCAGTATCTAAAGATCGGGAATTTACCGGGACTTAAAAAAATCAAAACCATAACGGGAGCAAACTCCCTGGAACTGATGGCTCCGATCGGAGCGGTTCCGGCAGTCGGTGCAACTTTCAAGATTGCGGACATGTGGGATCTAGGGATGAGCTTGAAAGCTACTATGCAAGAGTCACTCGGATACGCGGAACATGTCGCCATGCAGATGGGAGCGCAATCGTTCAAGAAGACTCTGAACAGTTATATGGTCACGACGACGATTGAGATCATTGAACCCGTGCAAGAAGTGATTCAAAAAGTAATCAAAGGGTATCTAATAAACTACGATTCTCTTACCGGAAACATCAAAGGTGCGGCCCGGACCGTTAAAATGTGGGACAGTATCGAGGCCGGGAACGGTCAGGAACTTCACTTAACCGGACTCATCGCTCCACGAACTCGCTCGCTTGATCCGATGGATCTTTTGATTTTACCGAATACGATGCTCTACCCCGAACCGAAATGGGAATTCGATGGGAAGACACCGCTTTCGGTGGAACTAAAATTTGAATCCCTCGTGGATCCAAACACAACGTTCCGCGGCCTCCCCGTTGCCTACTATCTGGGGGATTTAAGTGTCGTATAACATCCAACCTTACAACGAAATATCCATCGTCCTTCCGGGCGGTGGTGAATTTACGCTCCCGATCCATGTATCGACAATCGGGCTACATGAAAGACTTTCTAAGATTCAAGACAAATTGGAACTTGCGATTGAGCAACATACGACTGCGTTTAACGAAACGAATCATGTAATTTCCGAGCTTTACGAAAGTTACAAGCTACTCGTTTTAGAGGATGCAGTTTCTTTCATGGACTTCTGTAAAGATTTAACACAGTACGTTTCCGAAAATGATTGTACGCTCTTCGTTAAAAAACAAAAGGAAGCTCGGAAGTTTGGCGATAGGATTTTAACACTACTTCGAGAGAAATTCCAAGTTACCGTTTTCGAATCTGAAAAACATATCGCCGTCTTAAACCGGATTCCCTTTTTCTATCCAGACTTTTCGCACGTATTCAAATTCCTAAACGAAATAGAACTCGCTACAAAACGAAATCCCGGAGAGTCCGCAGTAAAAAAGTAGATCCCGACTCGGAGCTTGTGCTTGCGAAAATGAAGCTCGTTCGTTCCGGAGTTCGGGAAGAAACGGTTCAAAAACTTAACTACCACGGTCTGACAAGCCGACTTCTCGCACTCAAGTATTTGGAGTTAGAGGAATATAGGAACAGGCTCGTCGTAGCTGTTTATTTGAAACCGGAATTTGCGGAAGAAATTACGAAGAGAATCGGAATAATCGATAAGGAAATGACTTCTCTGAAGCTCGTTCGTCCTTCTCAGAAACTATCGGAAGAAGAATACGAAGAAGCGTTTTGGAAAGCAAAGTCCGAATCTGCTGATTTTTGGAAAAAACTAAAAGAAGAACATACATTAAGGAAAAACGGAATCGTGATACGCGAAGAGTAGTAACTGAATAAAAACCAAGCTACGGTAAACGTTGCTCTCGTCGGAGACAGAAAGCCGCTTCAAAAGGCTTTTAACGATGCTGTCTCGGATGCACGAAATTTTGTCGCTCAGATAAAAGATCTTGGTCAAACGGCGAATAACGCGATCGCAATCGATCCGAAGGCATATCGGCAATCCTTAAACACAATCGCCGGTCTTGAATCAAGGCTCAAAAAATTCCAAGATGGAATGAGCAAGTCTCAAATCGGAGGAGACTCGTTTAACCGTCTTAAATCCGGAGTTGAGTCCGTTCGAGCGAAACTCGACGAAGCAAGAAAGTCCGGTGAAGACTTTAACAAACAAACCCTTTCTTTAAAAACTGCCCTCGCTTCTCTTGCGAGTGGATTCACAACCCGAGTTATCACAAGCGAGGTAAAGTCCTTCATGGACGAAGCCCAGAAAGCTCAGAATACAATGAGCGGGCTTTCTGCGGTTATTGGATACAAATTCGGAAAAGAAGCAATTCCCGAAGCCGTATCGGCTGTTAGTGCAATTTCAAATGAACTCAATTTGAACAAAGAAGCCGTAACCGGAGCGATGCGAAATTTTACATCGATGGGTTACAGCGTTACGGAAGCCTCAAAGCTCATCCGAGCGAATGCGGACATAGGGTCTGTTCTAAGACAATCCAATTATTCTTTGGCGGAATCGATCGAAGTAGTCTCGCAAGGTTACAAAGCGGGGAATTCGATTCTTTCGGATGCAACCGGAATTCAGACGAATATCTCCAAGATGCTCGAAATTCACGGCATGAAAATGGACGATCTGAATGACGCTACCAAAAGCGCACAAGCAAGACAAGTCCTTTTAAATGAAACGTTACGCGAAACGGAAGCCTTTCAAGGAAGAGCGGCAGAACAGGCGCAAGGCTACGCGGGTGCATTAGGTAGACTCGACAAGTCTTCGAATGAAACAAAAGTTGCACTCGGAAAACTCTATCAAGAATCACTTCTTCCAATTCTAAATTTAGGAAGCGACGGATTCTCTTTTTTACCCGGTCTTTTTTCCAATGGAGACAAGGTAAAAAAGTTAGATAACGAAATTATACTTCTTAGAGAATCCTTAGCCCGCGTTCCGGAAGGATCGGATGAGTGGAAAAAAATCGATGCTCAAATCAAAAAAACTCAAATTGAAATTCTAAACGTTGGTCCTTCGATTTCTCATTTTGGAAAATCTCTCACAGTAGCCGGAACCGCCGGACTTACCTTTTACGCATCCCTTGTTACAATCACAAAAGGTTTAGAACTTGCAGGAATAGCCGGAGCCGCGAATTGGACAAAAATACTTGGACCATTTGCGTTAGGAGCAACTGCACTTGTATTTACGATCGACATCGTAGAGAGATACAGAAGGGAAGGGGAACAAAAAGACACCGAAGAGAAAGCAAGAACGCTTAAAGAAAGGTTCAAAGAAGATTTCGAATCGGCTGACAACGCGATCAATGAACTCGCCGGAGCCGCAAACTTAGGTTATGCGGTGGGTGAGCAAAAGATTGAGAAACTACAAAAGAATTTAAAGAACCTCGGTTTTACAGCAGAAGAGACCGAGAAAATTTTCAAACGGAATTGGCTTTCCGGTAAGCAGTTTGTATCCAGCGAAGAAGTAAACCGTTGGAGAAAAGCATTTTCAGAAATAAATAAAGAAAACTCAGGTCCGAAAGCTCCTGCCTCTCCGTCAGGCGGAGGAGGAAAGGGTAAGCTTAAAGAGGATTTGTCAGAACAAAAAAGAATCATCGAAGAGTTTTGGAAAGCAAATCCGACAACCGTAAAAATCGTTGGAACGCTTGAATCTCAGTCTTTTGAATATTTAAAAAAACAACTCAACGATTTTTCGCAAAAAGAAGGTGCAAGAATTCCTCTGACTCTGGATGGAAAATCGATTTCAATAAACCAGATTCAAAACAAAGAACAACTTGAACGAGTTGTCAGGGAAATTTCAAAAAAATACAACATTTCTCCCGACGTCGTTTTAAAACTAAAACCTGAGAATTTACGGGAACTCGATTCACTTCTTGCAGGCGCAAGGGATGAAATCGATCGAAAGGTTCGCTCCGGCGCACTTTCTCCCAAAGAAGGTATTAAACTTCACGCGCAGTTAGATGATGCTAAAACTTTCGATCAAATTTCCGCTAAACTTCAAAAGTTCAAATCTGAGTGGGAACAAAATACCGGACCACTCACTCAAACAGAATCCCAAATTTATGAAATTTCTCAGCAGATCAATGTAGCGACGAATAAGTCTCAAGGGTTTTTACAATCCGTCACTGCTTGGGGAAAAGCGGCCGCCGGTGCTGTCGCTTTTCTTTCCGCTCCAGTAACTCAAGTCCTACAAGCTCAGGCTCAACTTGTTCAGGTTCAAAGTCAAAATCAGATCCAACAGGTTCAGTTCTATGGACAAGCATTCGAAAGAATCGTCGATGCGAATCTTCAAGCGTATCTTTCCGCTCAAGACGCAGAACTCGCAAAACTTCAAGAAAAGCTCGATGCGATGGAAGAAGCCGAGCAGGCGTATGAAGAAAGAAAGCAGGAAAGAAGAGACGCAGAAGCGCAAAGGATCAGAGAAGAGAACGAAGCTCTCTACAACGAAGACGCACTCAAGCTCGAAGAAAAATACAACTCACAAATCGCGGCTCTTGAACAAGAGAATTTAGACGAAGAGTTATTCAATCAAAGAAAAGCGGAACTCTTTGATCGATTACAAAAAGACAAACAAGACTTAAAAGACCGCTACGATAAAAAAACTCAGGAGCAAATTGAGAAAGCAAACAAAGACCATGATGCTGAGGATACTAAGAAAAAGAAGGAGGATGAAGAAAAGGCAAAGGCTTTAGCCGAACAGCAAAAGAAAATTGAAGCGGACAAAGTTGCCGCCACTGCAAAGGCAGAACAAGACAAACAGAACGCAAAAAAACTCACAAGCTACATCGAATGGCAAGCGGGTAAGACCGCTTTCGAAGCAAACAAACAAGCACAAGTGGCGCAAGCCGCTTTTGGAATTGCTCAATCGGCTGTTCAAGGTGCGATCACTTTCGCTTCTTCCGTTGCAGGATACACGGCCGCCGGTGCCGCATTGGCCGGACCAACTCTTGGCGCATCCATGCTTACGATGCCCGCTCTTGGCGTTGCTACGGGTGCGGTTCTTGGTGGAATTGTAGCAGGAGCGGGAATGACTGCTTCGGGACTTGCGTTGTCCGCCGCACAATCTCAAAACTATCCACCTTGGATGGGATTTTCTATTGGTGGACTTGTCGAAGGTGGAATACCCGGAAAAGATTCGGTTCCCGCTCTTTTAACTCCGCGTGAGGTTGTTGTTCCCGAGACTGGATGGAATGACATTCGAAAAGATATTTCGGATAGCCTCATTCCAAAATCGAATATTCTAAATCCGAATATTCACATCGAGTGGATGGACCACTCTCAAAACTACTCTCAAATCGACAAGGAAGCGATGCTCGACTACCTTCTTGACGAACTCCTGAAACGTCTTACGCAAACCGGCGTTTTGGGTTAGTTTGAAATTTATATTACAAGATTCTAAAGGACGAACACTTACAGAAACGCTCGATCAGCTTTGGAGAATTTCCCCGACGAAATTCGATATTCCGGAGGCGCTTGTTGCAAGAAACAGTCAGTGGGGATCTAAGAATCAATCGGACAACGTGATCTCCACGCGGAAACTTTCTCTTCCTTACTCGAAAACGTTCAGTTCCGATCTTGAATACAATTTGTTTAGAAGTAAACTTGCGAACTTTTTTTTAACGGGTAAAAAGCCGATTTACCTAATCGATGTGGAAAACTCACGTCGTGCCAGTGTAGAAATTTCGAGTATTCCTGAAAAATTCGACAAGGGTTCCGAAAAACGAATCGTAAGCGAAGCAAATATTGAACTGATTCTCATGGACGTTCTTTTTGAAGATAACGAAGAATCAGACACAGACTTTTTATATCTTTCCTCCGGAGGATACTTCGACATCTATCTCGCTTCGGAATACGCTCTCGACGGCTATCCCGAATTCGACTTAATCGCAGAAAGTAATTCCAATCCAGATTTTTCCTTAGACCTTGAAGACGAGGAAGGTCAAGGATTTGCAACTCAGCGGATCCAAAGTTTATCTTTTTCGAATGCAACCGAACTAAACAAATACATGACGATCAGCTCCGTCAGGGGAGAGGTTCGAATCGGAGGAAGAATCAACGACTCGAAGCCGATCACGTATTCTCACAATAATCTAATATGGACCGGAGGAAGTTTTTTAGTCTTTCGTCCGGGTAAAAACAGAGTCGTTTATTCTTCGGCGGTGAATGCACCCATACGCCTAAGAATCAGACACAGGACGCGCTATGAATCATAAACTTTGGGATACATTGTAGACGAATCGGCTGTTTACGGCCACGGTGAAAGATCCGGTTTTCCGGAAGGATTCGGATCCACGTATGGAACGTCTTGTAAAGGTCAACCGACCGACGCAACGATCTTCCAGGAATACTCCGGCGGTACAGGAGAAGACTCAAACGTTCAACTTTCGTCAGTTGCGGGTTCTGTTCTCTCTCAGTTCCCTCTTGGGATTCAATATCCGAAACTTTCTTCGATGAGAAACACCGTGAACCAGTTCGGACCTTTGTCCGGCGAACTGGTATTTGCAGAAATGCCCGAAGTTCCGCTTCCAGACTTTGCTTCTTACAAACTTAAAATAGATTCCAAGTCCGTGATGAAGGCGTATCTCTATGATACTCCCGATCAAACCTCGACTTCTAAAAAAGGATTTTCTTACAAATCCTATGGGATGATTAAACGTCTCGAAGGAGAGACGATTTCCAATTTCAATAAGTGGAACATTCATAAAATCGAAATTGGAGGTGAGAATCAAACAGACGCAATTCTCTACCTCGGCGCGAACGTTTCCTACCCTCAAAACCTGCAAACTGCTAACATAGAACCCGATCAAGTATTGTATATAAGGGATACGGACGATTCTGACAACGAAGGAAAATTCAGAGTTGTCGAAGTTATCGATTCTTTAACGGTTCGTATTCACAACCCGTCCGTTGTTTCTCAGAATAGAATCCTCGGAACTATTGAAATTCTCCCCAAAGAGTGGGGTGATCCTCTTACACTTGTTTCAGAACTCGCGAACCAAGTCTTTAAATCCTACGGTCAGAGAGTTCCGATCCTTTATGCTTCGAATCTCATCCAAACCACGTACGGTATAACGACACTCGGTGAACTCTATCTCGAAGGAATGTCCCTTTATAAGTTTATCGAACTTTTAGTCGATATGCTAGGAGGGCTTTGGTATTGCGGAGTCAACTCGGATGGATTTTACTTTCTTGAAAAGAAAAAAGAAGAACCAATTGATAAGCTCGCGGTTGGTTGGGATTTCAACGACATCGATGTAAAGATCGATCGTGATTGGGTTTGGAACTACATTGAGATATTTGCAAAAAGTGAGGAAGGGTCCGGCACTACAAAACTCTATTCGGAACTGAATGAATCTTCCGAAAAAAAATGGGGAAGAAAAACTCAAAGCGTTGAAGTCCCTGCGTCTTTCACAAAAGAAATAGCGATTCTAATTTGTAAAAACTTACTCGAAATCCACAAAGAGCCGCGAGTTTTAATCACAATCAAAAACGCTCCGTATCGCTATTATGAATTCGGCGATTACAGTATCGCCTTCCCACAAAAAAGTTATTATGAAACGATCGATGATCTGGATTCCCTTTCTTCCTGGACTTCCTCGGACTCCAGTAAACTTCACACCGAACTTACTAACGATACTCTGATTTCTGGATCAAAGTGTCACAAGCTCATCTTTTCCGGTGCCGATCATGTAGTTTACAAAAAAGTTTTTAACGAACGCAAAAACGGCCTTACCGATATTCATTTCTACCTCTACGCAAGTGTCAAAGACGACTTTATCCAAAACCCCGACGGTATGGTTCTTTTTTACATAGTAGACGAGAACGGAAAAACACATGAAAAATCTTTTCCGATCGAGTTAGAAGCAACTTGGATTCCTTGTCCTTGGAACATTGCTTCCCTAAAAATCAAAAGAATCGTCGAGATCGGTTTTATTTTCAAAAACGTTCCCGATTGTGTCATGTATTTCGACCAACTTCGGGTCCGGTCAAATACTTCCATCACTCATACCGTTCCACTCGTGGAAGTGGAATACAATAACGCACCCACTAAAAAGAACTGCAAACTCACCTTTGGCGGCAAACAAACCCTAGAACAATATTTGACGGGGTATCTCTCGCAAATTGAAACGTTACGCTACATTGCAAGGAATAGGTAATGGCTCTTCCTCCGATTCTTTCCGGAAGACAAGATATAAACTGGAGATATGATGAGATTACGGGTAAATTCGTTTTTCAAGAAATCCTCGGGGAAGTACACGAAGTTGTAGAATTTCCCGAACTCGATGGAAGAAGAGGTTTTCGATTAAACGAAAGACCCGTGGATGACGGCTCAATCCGAATTTATAAAGGTAGCGTTTTAGAAGATAAGATTCCTGCAAATCTTCAATCAAGGGTTACATCTGAACCAATCGGACCTCAAGTGAATATCACCCCTTCTACGATGAAAGTAGTCGTTCCAAATACCGTGAATCTTGGAACTCGGTATATAAACGCGTATAACGGAGTAGGTGGAGGTAAGACCGTTGAAAACGATCTCTATATCCAATACGTCGCCTTAAATTCTAAACTTTCAAGGGATGGCTCTCTTCCGATGGAAGGGAATTTAAACTTCAACTCTCACAAAGCGATCAATTTAGCACCCGGCACAAATCCGTTAGACGGAATCAATTTTTCTCAACTTTCGGCGCTTTCGAATCTTTTATCAAATGAAGTGAATACTCGAACGGGCGCGGATTCAACGATCAATTCAAAACTGAATCCACTTCTTAACCTTGTTAAATGGACAAAGTTCTCTCTCCGAGAACGAGATTACGCAATCGACAACGCTTCCGGCACCTTGGGAATGGAATCTTACGCCGGACAAAAAGGAATCTTACTTTGGTATAACGTTCGAACTTGTATCGGTGGGATTGGCGCTTATGGAGATGGAAATTCCGATTTTCAAGTCATCGATGACCAGGGCAGTGGTCAGTTCAATTTTCGTTGGACTTCTCCCGGAAACGCGCTGATGCGCTGGATTCTCATCCAGTGGATTACGGATTACTTCCCTTGAAAAATATAATGCTCACGATTCAAAGAGGAAGAAATTTTAAAAATTTCTTTCCCTCGAACTTGCTCGAAGGCGCGACTGTTTTCGCTTCATTCGGTATGCTTAAAAATGACGGTTCTTTTTTGAAGCGGGGTGAGTTCGAAACCCAGGTTCAAGAGAATGGGTATTTTCTTTCGATGAATGAAACCGAAACTTCGAAATTAAAAAAAGAAATTCTGCAATTCGACATTTTGGTCGAAAGAGAGGATCCAAAGTGGCCCGAAGGGAAAAACGCGATTTTTGAGTATGGCGGCATACTCAAAGTCGAGTAACGTTTTTTGAGAGTTAATCTTCCTTTAGAAGTCAGACAAAACGAATCCACTGTAATCCGTCTACGGGGTTTAAAGAATATTTTTTCCCCCGTTGCACATATTCTTTTCCAAATCAAAGAATCTTCCTCTTCGTCAAAAATCTTACTTTCGATTGAACCCTTTCCAACGGATGAAGGTGCGGATTGGGAACATGAAGAAATCGTAATCAAAATTCCTCCTGCAATGACACGCGGACTTTTACCAAAAGTGTATGAATGGGACTTACTTGTAAATCGTCAGGGGGAATTTGAATATCCATATTGGGGAATTTTCACTCTCACAGGAACGATTTCGAGAAATAACGAATCAGTCGATCCTGTAGTCATTAACGATTTAGAAACGCGTCTCGCCGGAACGACGATGGGTCGCGGCTCTTGGATGATTGGAGTATTCTCCAATTACTGGTTAGGAAAGCTCGGTGGCATTGGAAATCTTGTTTTAGAGAAATGTTTAGAATGGCTCGATCAAAATAAACTTGGGATTCTAAATCCGTTCACAGGTTCAAAACTATTAAAATCCGGAGATTCTGCGACTCAAGTTTTGGAATCCGGTATCGAAATCGATTCTCTAGATAACGTCACCGGCGTTCGTTCTCTTTCTTTACTTCTTGCACCTTCCCTAGATTCACACGCAACCCGTAGAGATTGGGTGATCGCTTTAGTTGATGCGGCTATAACCCAGGCAAAAGCCGATCTTGTGAATGGTGCACCGGGCGTGCTTGATACACTTCAAGAAATTTCAAACGCTCTAAACAACGATCCGCATTTTGCAACTACTCTTCTAAACCAACTTACTTCTAAAGCGGATCTCGTTTCCGGAAAAATTCCTCTTTCTCAACTTCCTTCGGTTCTTCTGAGTAATGTTACTTCGGTAAACGGCCATACTGGAATCGTTTCTTTAAGTTACTACGATGTTGGAGCCGCTCCTTCTTCTGGAATTTCACCCGACGCAATCACTGAAACAACTTCGAAACAGTTTATTTCATCGGGACTCAAAGGACAAATCGATGAATTTACTTTATTTTCCACCCTTAACCGAATAAATCCGTCCCCCCAAAAGCCTTTCTTTGACATCGCGTTGGATGTTTCAAACGGATTGGATGCGAATTGGCCTCAACTTGGTCCATTCTTGCGTGGTATTAAATGGGGAACAGGTGATCCTTTTGGCGGTGGAACTTATATTGATACATTTCAAGTTACTGCGGCCACAAAATACGATTCAAACAATTCCGTCGAGCTTACGTTAAGCGGCTCCAATCCGGCAACTTCGAGTTTGATTTCGATGATCCTCGATGATGTAAATTACTACGCCATGTTTAAATCAAGCGACGGAATTTCTCCGGTTGCGGTGAATGCAACTCACATCGACAATTACGCGTTTGTCGTTCGCGCCGTATCAGACATCGGGAATGGCGCTGGAAAAATCCCTGCGGGAACTCACATGCTTCTTAAATTCACAAACGGAAGCATCGCAAATACTCTGAACCCTTCTTCTTTAAAAATCGGAGTATCCTATTCCGGCGGGACAAATCCGATCGGGACAATCACCGGCGCATATATAGAAGTTTATCCATATCGGAGACTTGTATCAGGCGCTCTTAGTAATTCTTCATTTCGTTGGCGGCCAGTGTTTGATTCTGTTCTTCGAAACCGGGACACCGTTTCGCCAGGGTTCTTAAGCAATGGACGAATGTTAGATACTCTGCAAGTCCACAACCATTCCTATACTGATCGTTTCGCAGGAATTTCAAACGCTCAATTATGGGGAGGTTTCGACACTCCGTTCGATTACATGGCATATCAAACTTCAACGTCTGACTCGACTTCGGCTCCTGGAAATTATTCAGGTTATGGTCCACTTCGAAGCGGTCGTAAAACTCAAGACCGTTCTCTTCGAGTAACGACTTACATAAACGCGAAAGAATATATTCCCTAATGTTTTTAGTAAACCTCAAGGAAAACAAGATCCTTGAAGAATCGCAAGATTCAAACATTCCTTTCGGTTGGCATCAGATGTGCCAAGCAGATCCTTTTCTTTTCATTTTTGAAACGTGGCCGGTCCCGAGAATGAAAGTTCTTGAGGGAAAGCTCGTTGAAAAACCGGAAAAGGAGTGGGAAGTTCCTTTTGATATAACTTTGGATGAATTAAGAAAAAAAAGAAAACGAGAACTCTTTACTAAGTACGCTGAGAAATGCGAAGAAGGTGTTGAATTTGAAGGTAGTAAATTTCAAACAAGCGAACGCTCTGCGAACCGGATAGGTCTTGTACTCCAAGACTGGATTCGAGGAATTCCAATTTCCTATTGGGTTCGAAAAGATAATTCTCATCACGAAATCACTTCGTATCCTCAAATCGACTCGTTAGCTATAGCAATCAGCAAGAAGTGGAGATTTCTTTTACACATAAACACCACTTTACGCGATGAAATAGATTCTTTATCTCCAAACGAGCTTTTGTCCCTCGATGTTTCTTCGAGGTGGCAAGAAATCGAAGAGAAGATTTCAGAATGATTTCTCAAGAACAAATCAATTACGTTGCCGGCGTTGTGATTTCCGGTATCGGATACTTTGTAAAACACGTTCATTCCCGTTTAAACGAAGCGCTCCAAGTCGCCTATGAAGCACGAAACAAAGCCAACCAGCTCGAAAGAGACCTCAGCTATCAAGCAAACGATTTAAAAGAAATCAAAATTGAGCTTCGAACGTTAGGCGACTCGATCAATCGCTTAAATACGACTTGTTCAACGCTCGCAGTTCTTCTCCAAGAAAGTAAGGAGGAGAGAACTTGATTCACGCATCCGCTTTAAAGGGTATCGAACAAAATAGCAAAATAAAAGCAGTCGGTCCGATTCAATATGGTTCGGTTTGTGGCTATATCGCCGCGATGGTCCTCGCCTCATCAGTAATTCCGGAATTTTCTTCCGTAGATGTTGTTCGTTGGTTCATCGATTGGATGGAACCGCGATTCGGCGAAAAAGGAATCGGAGAAAAGATTCTAAAAAATCCAAAACTTCAGTGGATTGCAAGTCTCTGGAAATCAAAACCTGAAATTAGACTCGGAAGATTCTTAGAGTGTTATGCGGAAGGCTTAAAAGAAATCCTTAACGAATTCAAAGTCGACGTGACTCTTCGAGTCAACGGAGAATGGGAAGAGTTGGATTCGGTTCTTCGGAGTGGCCGCGCTGTCATGCTTGGGACGAGTCTTACTGTATCGGGACATTTCATCGTTCTAACCGGAATCGAAATCTTCGATGGAGTGAAGTTTTACAACGTTATCGATTCAAACGGTAACTGGAACACAGGCTACAAAGAAAAAGTAATTTATAACCGATATGAAGCGGCGAAGCTCGTCGCTCATTGCGGAAGAGACAAAAACGCGGGGAAGCGCGCTTCCTATATTTACCTGACTCAAGGAGGAATCTGATCTTGGTAAAACACGCAAAGTCTTTATGGAAATATCTTCTCGACAACTCTACTAAAGGAATCATTTCAACGATACTAGGAATTTTAATCGTACTCGGTTCTGTTATAAGTGTTTTTCTCGAAAAAGCGGATTGGCCTCAAGCCGCGATAGGTATGGCTGCCGGTTTCGCGGCGATCGGGTTCATCGGTAAGAAGGGTTTCTCTCCGGAGGAAAAACAATGAGAAAAATACTTTCTATCCTTCTTTTCAGTTTCATTTCTTTTTCGAATTGCTCAACGCCACCGGATGAACCGATCTTCGATTACAAATCGGAAGTTCAGTACTTAAAAGAAAACAATTCTAAGAGAAAGAAATCCAACGATCCCGTTGAAATCGAACAAATCTGTCAGGATAACGAAGAGGGTAGGAGAAGGGCGTTAGACGCGTTTTTCCGGGAAAAATCTTTTGCGATTTACTGGATGAAAGTCGCAGAATCCCGTAAGGCGGACGCGGAATTCGGGAGATCGGTGAAGAATTGGATTCTGGTTTTTGTGATTGGCGGAGCGATTTCGATCTTTGGGGGGATTTTTCTTTATATTTCTGGACTCGGTTCGAAGTTATTCGGACTCCTATCAAATTTATTCATAGGCAATTCCTAATAGGTAATTTGCTTTTTTATTGCCTTTAGTTTAATTCCTTCATATTCTGAATATTCAGATAATATAATTGGAGATTCCGAGTGGAAGAGTTCAATCTAATTTTTAATAGAAATCATAGAATGTGGAAAATACCTTTTGGCAATTCTTTTGTCGAATTTAAAGAATCAAAAGAATTATTATCTTTTTTAAAAGAAGAAGTAAATATTTGGAAGGATAATTTTATTGGAAATAATTCTGGATTATTTCAATATTATAATAATTTGTATGAGAATTTGAACAATTCAATTCAATCATTTTCTAAAACCAAAAATCAATCTCAATTTGATTCAATATTAAATGAAATTCATTATAATATTCAGAATAATGATTTAATTAAATTCAATAGCAAAACAGATTTAGGAATGAAAGTTCTTTTTTTAAATCCACAGACTCAGACCGAGGCAAATGCAATTATGGATTATTTTAGAGGAAATTTCAATGGTAATCGATTAAACAAAGAATACTTCTCGGGCTATATCAAAACATTGCTACTCGATAATCCGCAATACTTTCCAGGTGGAATTGAGGAAATATTCATTAAGGGTAAAGAATTGAATTCTGAAATGCAAAAGTCAACATTCGATACAATATCGAAAAGCAATAACATTATAGAAGAATTCCACAAGACATTGGTAGAATATAAAAATTCAAGTGATAAAGAACAAGCCAAACAGAAAAAGAGAATCGATGATTTCGAAGTATCATATAAGGATAAATTTAGTGAAGTACTCTTTAATTACGAAGAGAAACTTAGAATTTCTGGTCGGCAAAATACTGGGAAGAATTAGAAGTATTTTACCGCAGTAAAGGAGATTTATGGCGCAATTGTTCGATCGGACTAGGCATTCTGACAATCGCATTTACAAGTACAATATTCTTTTTTTATCCAGAGCATTGGAAACCGGAAATAATCTCATTAGAAGGGGTCAAAGGTACACTTCTAATTGGTATTGCTATTTCTACTCTCTTATACCTGTTACGAATCGCAATTAAGTTAATGCTGAGTAATTATCATCTTTCAGTAGATGCTAAAGAAAGGTTTCAGCTAAGTCATGTTTATCTATCTATGTTAAAAGAAGAAGCGCTTCATAAAGAGGATCGTAACTTAGTTTTACAAGCTCGCTTCGGAAGAGCTGATTCAGGATTATTGCAAGGGGACAGCTCTCCGACCCTTCCTGTTGATTTATCTATTTTGAAATCTTATATGGGGAAATAA